TCTTTGTTCTGCGCTTTGACTGACTCAAACGCTGGCCCAATATCCGCGTAAACATCGAACGTCATTTCTTGAATGTTGTTTTCAATGCCGTGAACAACGCCCAAGTTATCATCAAATGTTACCTTAGCCTTGTTGATCACCTCTTTAGACTTGGAGCCGTCCACTTTAACTAGCACAACATCCTCTTCAACGTCTTTGATATCGCGCATCATTGACGCGTAAACCTCACCATCACGGCGCATGGCAAACTTGTGATTATCTTGATACGTGTAAGACTGCATATCCAAGCGCTTATTAAGAGAGTTAAGCGCCTTGCCTGATATATCAACGTCGGTAATATCAGCAGGTAGACCGGCCCCGGCAACGTCATCAACTGCCGCCCGACTCTCACCCATTGACATGGCTAGAGCTGGTGGAATTTCTGGCGCTTTTATATAACCAACTGGACCAACAGGTAAAACATCGCCATTAGCATCTAACGCGTTTTGCAGTGCGTAAGGTAAGTTATTCTCCGCCCCGCTTTGTTCATACATATCTTCAAAGCCTTGAATTTGCTCTTGAGTGAAGATAGGTTTCTCTCTCGGGCTGCGGCTTACAATGTCGGCAAGGTAAGACATTTGGAAGTTTCTTAGTCTTTGTGGATCTTTGGCCAGCCTAACGATACCTTCGTAATGTTCTTCTCCTTCAACAAATTGACGCTCACCATATTGAGGGATCACCGGAATGTTTTCACCAGGAACAACGCTTGATTTCAAGATGCCTTCGCCGCTAGCAATATAACGAGTTATTTTATATCGCTTAACTGATTTCTCAGACACAAATGTCGCGCCGCGTTCCGCTAATTCTTCCTCTCTCTCTGCCAGCTTCGACTTTTCAATTGATATTTTTTCATTGAACATATCAACGTAAGTCAAAAACTTTTCGGTCACTTCTTCTTTGTGAAAGAACCGGCTAACGAATATCTTTTTGGATTCACTTATCCAGGGGAAGGTGTAACTATGTTCAGGGAATGCAAAGCTTGCATCAATATCATCATCACCAGTTAGATCTTCTTTTAGTTTTTTATACCCGTCATCAGAATAAGCAACGAGGCACGAAACAAAGAAAGCATCGGACTTGTCTAGTAACTTGGCATTTGGATCCCACATAACATTATTGTTAGCCTCATATAGTGGGTAACGCTTTATTACCTGTCGCTCGTCGCCAATTCGGTTAGTTCTCCACTCGTTACGCAGTTCCCAAGCCGCAACGCCACATACAACCGCTTCTTGGTTAGCATTCTTCTTTGCCTCTTGTGATGTGTTGTTGCGCATATCAGCGCGGTACATGCCATCCATAATATCGGCGGCACTTTCGTTAGTGTCGTCAACTGGATCGAAGTCAACCGAGATAGGGTTAGATATTAGATCGGTAATGATTTGGCGCATGGCTTTACGGATAATATTAAACTCGCCGCGATAACCCAAATCGGACTCAGATAAATAGGTGTCATCCCACTGAGTAACCCACGCAAATAGCATATCATCCGCCGCCTTTAGCCGCGTATCGTAATTATTATTATAGGCTGTATCATGAAGTCGTAACAGTTCAGCATGGTCTAGCATTTATCGTCGCCCCATAGGTTTAAGCGGTTTAGGCCGATGCGACCTGTTTATTTGGTTAATAATACCATGTATGCGCTCAGACATCATCAGCACGTCAGAGCAGTTAGGGGATCGAACCTTAAACTTTTCTCGCATCTCTTTTTTGGTATACAGTTCAAATCGACCGTCTGACCTTGGCTTAATTGGCATTCTGCACAGTTCAGACCGTAATGTTTTTAAGTTTTCACATTCGGAGCTGAAAGATATTAGATTATCAGGGTCGGTCATTACCCCATCGGTTACCGCCTTGTATGTTCTAAATATTCTTTCTCTGATCTTTAAATAACATTGACCGCGTAAGTTGTGGCAAACTTGCTCCCAGGTCATCTGCTTAATAACGTTAGAGGCGCCAGATGGTTCGTATATTGTGTTGGGGTGATCAACCTTTGATGCGCCGTTGAATTGATGAACGCCCATGCTCTTGCCAGCCAAGGCGGCGTTAACGTCTTTCTTAAGTGTTACGCCCATCCCACCAACATCCCATTCGTAATGATCGGCCGCTTCGTTAATTGCCACGCCTAGCGCCCAATCACTACCATCATTAACGTCTAAGTCTGTGCGCTGCATAACGTTGGTTATTACATTACCGCGCCTAACTAACGTCGCTTTAGGATCCCCACCCAAGTCTGACGGGTCATGAGTTACTTTAGTTACGCCAAATGGTTTAAATCCTAGTTTGATATGAGCATCAACGCAAGCGTCGAACCATTCAGGTTTGATAAGGCCATTTTCGATATCGTCATTAAATCCGCCCTCCCATACCCAGTCGTAAGTTGATCGCGGCAAGTTCTTTAAATCAAAAAGCCTTTCTTCGTTAAGTCCTGAGTCACCAAACCACGGGTTGTCAGACCAGTTCATTTTAATTATTAAATGTAAATCATCTTCGTAAATCCCTTTACTGTCTAACTCCTCAATAAATGGAACTATAAAGCGCTGACTGAATGGATCTTCACTTGATGCGGGGTTGGCACAAAAAACCATTTGAACCTTTTTTATGTCAACTTCTTTCGAGTCAATATCTTTTTGTCTACCTGGTAATCCTTTTTGTGGTTTTTTGCGAGCTGTTGGCGTTAATACTCTTAATGACTTCTCACTTAAAAATTGAGCCTCTTCAATCCACCAATCTAAAAAACCAAACGCAGACTTAACTGATTCAGGATTTCGACTTAACCCCATAAATCTAGCCATTGAATCATTATGCGTAAATCTTATTGTCCTTTCTGTTACATCAGAGTTGTCCATCTCAAGCCTTGCCACTTCACTTTTAAGTAAAGCGTGAACCGAGTCAGTGATTGAGCTTTGGAATTCACGAATACACATAAGGTTTCTTGATAGGTCGTGCATATTAATTAAACCGTGGCCGCCTTTCTGCACTGACTTACCGGAGCCGCGACCACCAATAAGGATCATAAATCTTTTGGGGTTGAGGAACATTGGTTTGATTACTTCTGCAAAGTACGATGTCGGCTCTTTTATTGTCGGAGTCCATACCTTGTCAACAAGATGATAACTGCTCGTTAGAAGTTTTGTTTCCGCGTTAACGAAACCGATAACAGTACTTGAGAATTCGCCATTAGCGAAAAGAACTTTATCCTCCAAGGTTTTTAGCCGACTAATCTTGCTTGCTAGCATCTTCTATCGCCTTTAGTCTTTCTTCGAAGTCGGTTAACTCTTGTATTTTTAGCATCGATTGAATTGATGCAATAAATAGAGCTCCTAGATCTGGCGGTATTTTACCGTCTGATATGGCTTTCATTACTGCGACAGCTTGCTTATGCGGCACCGCTTCATCTGGGAAATTAAACTCAATCATAGGAGCAACAGCTTTAGCTATTGGGGACAATCTTTTTAACAACTCATTGAACGTAAAATTATCTTCAACATTAAACGCCTTCTCAATAAGCAAATCATAAAACCCCCCTTCGGTTTTACCCTGTCGCTTCATTGCGTCGAGTATCTTAGTTCGATCACTGACGCCTCGACCCTTTGATGGCTGCTTGTCTTTGCCAAATGTAGTGCTGCTCTTAGCCATATTAACCCGTATTTAGCCCGTATAATGTTAAAGTATACCACACAAAATAAAAGCCCTATAAAGGGCTAGTATGAATTAGTATGAACCCCCTCCGCTTCCCTTGGATTTCGATAGCTTTGGCATTTTAGGCCGCTTTGGTGTTGGCTTCTTTACTTTTACCTTTGTTGGCTTTTTCATGACTTCACCTTTATTGATTTAATCTTAGAAGTCACCTTTACGGTATTAACCGGCTTAGTGACTATCAACTCGTTGATGTTTCTTTTTGCGAACACAACATTTTTAGGGTTTACCTGTGCCATATTAACCCCCGTTTTTTCTGTTTGGTTTCGGCTTTCTAATTCGCGGCGTAGGCGTTGTTATGCGCCGTGGTGTTTTGTTCTTGTCTCGTTCTGATACGGTATGTTTAGGCGTAGCTTTCTCCGTAAATCATTATTGTAGCACATACTCTTGGATACGAAAAAACCACCGGTTAAGGTGGCTTTGGTTTATTTAACACGCAGCAATGCGCCTACCTAGTACCTCGGAGTATTGCCACATGATATCGTTTTGCTCCTTTAGCCGCTCTTGCTCTTCTGAATCAATTTTATCGAACATTGGATTTAGCCCGATAAAGTCACTTAATTTTGACGCTTTTTCGTCAAGCTCTTTCTTTTCATCTACTACTCGTTGTTGATGTGGTTGCATTTTATTTTCCTCGCGCCGTCAAAGGTGACGCAAACCTATTTAATTAAGTTGCTTTCTTCTTTAAGTTATTCCGCAACGCGTTCTTACGGCTCTTTGATTCCTTCGGCGTCTGACTTGTTAAATGAAAGCTTTCACACTTCGGGCATTTATATGGCCTGCATTTGTGCATCGACTTCTTGCTCCTACGCCGCTTACTAGTTCGGATAAACGTGTTTGCCTCCGATTTAGAAGCAAACACTATCTTTTTACAAGTCATTAGCCTGGATGATGCATTCTAGTATTGCCCGGGGTAAGTCCCTCTTGTTCTTAAACCCTCTTGACGCTACCTCGTTACCACCTTTTAATTCGCAACAAAACGTATACCAATTTATCCAAACTTCGTGCTTAATCATTAAATCTAATAACAGAGCCTTCCCCATCACCCCGCCTTTACCATCCACAACAGCCGCCAATGCTCCGACGTTTGTTATAGTGTCAACGCCCGACCAGCCGTCGATATCAGCTACCTTTCTACATAAAATTAAAGTTAATGCGTCCATAAATTACCCCTTTAAATATTCAACAGTGCCATTGAGCCGCTTAATCTTAACGACCCGTGGCTTTAGATTGTTACGAGCCGCAATGTCCCATATTCGATTGCCTTTAATTCTTGATGCTTTCTTTTCGTTGCGAATGATTGATTGTTTTTCAATTGCCGCGTCTAACTTGTCGTTGTTAATCATGGGTTACTCCTTCGTTCAGTACAATGGTGAATTTTTCACTGTTAAACATCAGATCAATAACATCGTTGACACCAGTGCAATTAGCTAACCCAGCATCAATAATTTCTCCGCATACGACTTCGCGAGTTTTATCTTCGGCTGTCTGGATTGGTTTGAAGCATGTGTTATCGCCAATCTCAACGTCAAACCCGCTACTCTTGTCGGATTGGTGCTTGAATACTGCTACAGGGACGCCGTTATTGACAAAATGATTGATAATCTCTACTTCCATGTCTAGTTCGAGGTTGTTATTAAGCTTCCAATCACAAGAGGCGAATACGCACATAGCACCAACCGCAGGCAACTCCCCAGCATCAGCTTGAGCTTGCGTGAATGTTGGCTTAACTCCGTCACTAAAATCAAACAGATAACCCTCATCAATTAAACCCTGACGAGTCCATCCGGCCGAGATGAACGCGTCGTAATGCATACCATCAGCTTTCTCGGTCATATTGTTAATATCTTTTGGTTTGATTCCTGATCCAATGTTCTCTTGACTATCACATGACGGCCATTCAGCGCGTTTAATAAAATAGCTGCGGCTTAGGTTGTCTACAGGTATCAGACCTGAAACTCTCCACCCCTGATGCTTACCTGACCAGTATTCAGCGTAGTTACCTGAAGCTGGCATTCTAATAAACTCTTTAGTTGATGGCTTGTAATATTCTGAGCCGTGAATCCAGTCAATTTCGTTACCTTGTGGCTGTGCGTATTGTGTTACGCCGTGAAAGTCTGTGTGATATTCTTTTGTTTCTTTAGTTGAGCGAGATAGCTTAATAGATTCAAAAAAAGGTTTTCCCGTAGCTTCCTGCCAATGCGGACAATCCATATAAAGAACGCGAAATCTTACCTTATCTTGAATTTCATAAAAACATGGTATTCTACTTTTGTCTACAATAGCCCAATGCGTCGCGCCTTTCGTATTATATTCGGTAAATTTGTTCATTTGTCATTTCCTTTTGTTGGTGCTTTACTATTGCATTAAATGGGGGTTAAGCATATCCGACCAGCTACACATCTAGTTAACTAATTAATAAAACCAAACC